GCAATTACAAAATCAATGTAGTCACTAAAATCATTCCATTGCTGGTGGTTGTTGACCAGTGGCTTGAGCCTGTTGAGGTGCTCCCTGTCCTTCTGCATTACCGCTAAATCCTTGCTCTTGTGGTGTAGGTACTTGGCCTGTGCCTATGTTACCGCCACCTGCTCCTGTCGGGTCCATAGGATTTGCACCCGGTGCTGGAGGTTGTTGTTGTTGGAAACCCTTCATAAGTTCAGCTTGGATAGCTGCTTCGTCCATATTGTTGGTAACTTTGTCTGGGTCTAATTCAAGAGACTTTGCAATCTCCCGTATAATATACTGGAATTTTGCGAAAGGTGCAAGAGTAGGACTAGAAGAAATTTGCATAAACTGCATCAGACGTTGGCTACGTACTTCATTTGCCATAAGACTTTCAGTACCACGTGCTTTAACTTCCAAGTCACCTTTGATCTTTGGATCATAGTCAAACTGCATGTTAAATCTAAACAGACCCTCACCCAACGGACGGAGCAAGTAGTCGTCTACATTTTTAATAACATTTTTAATGCCGCCTTGTGCCGCACCCATAAGCATAGATATACCGGAAGCTGTTCGACCTACGCCACTAACACCTGTTTGTCCATGCGCAAAGCTAGGGAAGCCTGTACTTTCATCTGCCAGTACACGTGCTTTGTCAAACAATTGCAAGTTTTCTCCAGATACGTTTGGAAACTTAGTACCGAAGATAGCTTGTCCGGGTGCACCGCCCTGCCTACGGAAAACTTTACCGGGATACACAGACATATCTTGTCCCGGTACTAGGTTAGTTTCGTCTACTTCTAAGATAAGATTACCGGACAGTACGGCATTGTCTACAGCCATACGCATAAACCCATTCATAAGTGTTTGGGTATCGTCCATGTTTTCCGCAATGCCTACACCAAAGAATGAATAAGGATTCAATTCATATGGGGAAGCCATGTAAGGAATACGTGCAGGTTTAAACGGATTCAAAACCATACGAAGTAGTTTGCCATTACAAATCCAAACATTTGCTTGTAGCTCGTCCACTTCAGACAGTTCACTTGGAATATCTACACCTTGTTCAAGAAGCATTTCTACATCTACCATACCCCAGTACTCAAGAACTTCAAAGCGTTCTACACCGTGATCAGGTGAGTAATCGGAAAGATCGTCTTCCCAGTATTCTTTAGTGTAGTTTTCACCAAGCTGAATGGCTTCATCAATAACATTGTTACGGAAGAATGGTCTACGTTTAAGTCCACGCAATTGACTACGTGACATTTTATGACGCTCAATTACGTACTGAGCTTCGTCCATGTTAGTTGCATCTGGGTCTGGGTAAAAATTCCAAACGGATACATGCGATACTTGTGGAATAGTTTTAATAGTAGGTGAGTATTCACCTTGCTCATTCCAGCTTGGGTATTCTTTATCAACTGCAAACGGACCCTTCATTACACCTGTACCAAAAAGAGCCATCTCAAATGCTGTGCTACGTAAATGTTTACTTGCACCGGACTCTTCTAGTTGGTCATGAATTTTCTTTTGCATCATCTTAGCTGCAATCATAGCAGGGCTAAATGTAATAGCGGTAGGTGTTTTACCTACACCTTCACGTACACCCTCTACGTTTTCAAGTTTATCTTTGAGTGGGCCTACGCTTTCAGCTAGTGTCTTAGCGGTAGCACCTGCAGGTAAATTACGGTCATCTCCTGCATATCCGTAAGGACTTACCAACTCTTCTAAACCAGATTCACGTAATTGCTCTGGTTCTTTTGGATCAAAGTTTACGTCTGCAACTACACCCTCTGGCAATTCGGTGGGGTCAACGGATAAAGGAAATCTTTGTGCGGCAAATAGAACATCTACAATTTGGCTATAGGCAGCAAGTGTTTTTGTTTTAGTTACTTTAATAAATACACGAGACTTCTCTGCCTCTGTAAACTGAACGTCTGGACTATACAAACCACGATAGTTACGATAGGCACGTAGCCAACGCTGTTCATCCTGCTGACGGTAATCATCGGCACGATTATATTTCTCCATAATAAATGGAATGATTTTAGAAGAATCTACATCATCAATAGATGAATCCTCACTATCCTCTAGTGCAATTGCGTCATCTTCAATGAAGCCATCATTTTCTTCTGCCATTTATTTTTCCTTAATAACCAAAGGTAGCATCCGCTACTTGCATTCCGTTGTAGTGTGTTCCACCTGAGTCAAAGTCAAATACACTAAACCGTGGTCTCGACATAATACCATACCTTAAAGCATCATACAAGTGGTCTTCTGCGTGTGTATCAATGTCTTCTGGGTTACGTTTGTCAATTGGTAGTGCGGGTAACTGTGAGATAATATTAGTACAATTGTTAAAAAAGACTAGTCTAGGTTCATTAGTATAGTCATCTACCTGCAAGCGTCTATGTATTTCGTTTTTACCTGCTACACGAGAACCTTTAGAACGATCAGATGGACGCCAGCGACACCCTCTGTGTATCATTTGTTCTGCAAGACTTGGGCCTGTATCACCACGTCTATGCCACAAAGAACTATCAAGTACTCCATACTTTATGTTACCGTCACCTGCTTCAAGTTCCATAACCATGTCGGCAAGATCAACTGCAAGTACTTTACTTACGTATAGTTCCCGATATACAATAAGCTGTTCACTTGGAGATACCGCAAACCATACAACACCGGAGTAACTTCCGTATCCATAGTCACAAGCTCTAAACTTTACCCAGTTACTTGGAATATCAAATGGCTCAACTACGTGTACGTTTCTGTCGAACTCTGTAAAGGCTGCGCCTTCTTTAATATCCCAATCACCTTCCAACAATTGCTTACGTTGTTGCTCAGGTAGTGAAAGAAGCATTGCTTCGTAGTCACCTTGCTCAGATAGGTATGGATTATCGGATAGCCTAGCTGGAATAAACCTGCGTTTAAATAGTGGCTTTCCTGCTTTCTCATGTCCTGCAGGATACTTTAGTTGTTCACCTGTGTCAATATCCGTAGCTACAAATGCTTTACCTGCAGGGGCAGGATCAATAAACATTTTCTTTACCCAATGGTGGCCTCTACCTCCGGGGTTGGTAGTAGCTCTCATAGATAAAGGCAGTGAAGGATCGGCAGTACGCAAACGTGAGCGCATGTAGTTCCAAGCGTAAGGTGTAGCCCACTGGGTAAGTTCGTCAAAGCCAATCCAGCTGAAGGCAAGACCTTGGTAGCGTGTAACGTCTTGGTCTTTATCTAGGTAGCTTAACCACAAAGTAGCACCGGAAGGTGCAGTCCATGTCATCTTACGTTCAGACCACTTGATACCGGGCCAAATCTTTGGATACATTTCTTGTGACTTAGTTATAAGCTCACGAAGTTCTTCCGTAGTGTGTCGTAGGAGAACACCAGCAAAGGCTGGAACACCCATGTAGCGTAACGGGTCAGCCAACATAGCGTAACTCTTTCCACCCCCTGCAGAGCCTCCGTACAGCACCTCACGTTCACTTGATGCAAGGAAGTCAGTTTGTGGTCCAACATTAGGTTTAAAGATTACGTTGTGTGTCTCTTCAACCTTAGTGGTAAAGTCATCTAGTACAATATTAGTACTAGGCTGCTTCGCTTTCGCTGTTGTTTTCTTTTGCGCCTGTGCGGTTGTTTTCGATTTCTTCCGCTTTGGCGATTGCCTTTTTCGCATAGTCTGCCCATTTGCGAAGGCTTCCAGCTTTGTTTTTTCTTTGTCGCTCATTGTCCAACCGTTTCTTTAACCCTACGTGCGATATGGACCTACCTGTATTTGTAGTAAGCCAGTTCGCTACTTCTCGATATGAATACTGTTTAATGTATTTCTTTGCTTGCTCAAGCATATCAAGTTCGTAGTCAATTGGCAAGAGGATTCCGTCATCATTTGGATCAAGTTCATACCCAAAAGGAATTGTTCTTGCTACACGTGGGATAGACACCCATACATTATCTTCTTTGAGGTCGGTTGGTTGTGGTAGTTTCCACGTACCTACTTTTTTAGTCATCATCATCCTGTGGGTTTTTAGCTGGCATTAACATAACGCCACCCCTTGCTTCCACTTGTACCTTTTCAGTCTTAACAAGACCAGTACGATCAAGCAGTTCTTTTGCAGCTTGCATCTTATCACGAATACCTAGCTCTGTAGGATCATACAATGCACCTACCATAGCCATTGCAGCTTTAGGGGCATTACGTGCAAGGAACGTATGTGTTACTTCAATAATTTCTTCTTTGATACCTTTGGTGACTTCAGCATTAGAAGTATTTGCAGAGTAACCAGCCAACAGTTTAGCAGAGGTAATGTCACCACCTGCTTCATCCATAAGGACCGCTAGAAATTTTTGTTGACGTTCCGTTAACTCACGAGCCATAATACTTCCTCTATTACATCAATTCAAAATGTGGGCCATCAATAAAGGGGCGGCGACCCTGTGACCTACGTAAATCTACATATGCCATCATTGCGTCTTCCGCTGTACCTTCGTATGTACGAATGTCACCCTCTGACCAAGCTGCACCCCACTTGATTGCTACACCAAGCTCTTTAGCTGCCTCTTTCATTGCATCACAAAGGTCATCATAGACATTCAGTTCCCATACACCCTTGCCATCCACATAAGCCATGAGGTCTACGGCACGACCCTCTAGGTGCTTGGACTTCATAGTTTGTGACTTACCTGCAGCTACAAGCTTCTCTTGCTCTTCTACTGTACGTAGGCCATAGATAACCCCAAAGTCTACTTTAGTAAGTTCAATGGCACGTTTGACTACAGCCACTAAGCTTTCATCTACGCCTTCCATCTTAGCAAGGCTACGGTTTGATAGTTTAAATGCCATTTACTTTTTTCCTGTAAAAAACTTAGATACGGAACGCATACCAATGCTGGCACTGACGATACCGCCTAACGAATATTGATACCAAGTAGGCATAGCTTCAAGTGAAGTAAAACCCGCTTGTACAATCTGATTACCCCAGTCACCACAAAATGCAAGAATGAGTGGAATACTAAACAATAAAGTAATCCACTCGTCCTTCCAGCTATTTTGGGTAGCTTTGATAGCTTCTATGTCCCAGTCAATCTCACCAGTGGCTTGCTTGACTTTAATCTCTGCATTGGCTTTCTGTACTGCAACCTTACCATCAAGGTAAGTTGTAGCTAGTCCACCTACGGCACCTAAGATTTGACCAATCATTTTTTAGCACCCATTGCGTTAAAGCCAAAGTATGCACCTACAAGGGCGGATACGGATACTACATAGATATTTGCAATGTCGGCAATCAACATTGCGGCGGTATCTAAACCTACTACTGAAGATACAATAATAGCCGCCGGGTACATAACCATACCGGACAGCGCAAACCATGTCATATTACGTTGTGCATCACGCTTGGCGTCTTCATCTTCCATACGCCGCCTACGATCCTCAAGCATAATCTCCCGTTCTTCTGGGTCAATTACACCATTCTTATTTAGATCGTACTCAGTCATCTTTACGTCCTACGAAAACGCTTAGATGTTTTAGCTGCCGTTTTAGGTTGCTTAGAAAATTGCTTACCAGCTTTAGTATCTTGTCTTTTCTTTGCCGTAGTAGCTGCATATTCTCCACTAGACATAGCTTTAATAGCTCCAGCTGGAAGATAGCGTTCTCCAGTAGCTTTTGGGCCTTGCGTAGAAGGTTTACCACTTTTGGTTCTCCAATCTTGCTTTGTCCATCGACTAAGACTTTGTTGACTTTTTGACTTTGCCATTTGTTTTAGCCTTTGCAGCTTTACTCAAATCTTTATAGTGAACTAATTTCTTAGAAGTCTTAGACATAGTTGCACCCGTCATAAGAGTACCGTCTGGATGCTTATGTGTTTTGCCTTTGTAGAGAGTACCATCTTTCAGATAGTGATTAACGCCCTTCAAGATTTGTACCCTCCACCTTTAGCTTTGTATTGCTTTGCAACCATTTGAGCCTTCCTTGCGCTCCACTGTCCGGGCTTTCCACCTTTGCCGCCAGCTTTAACGGAGGCAACAAGACGCTTACGCATAGTAGGCTTAGTATAATTACCAGCCGCATTAACCGT